AGTCATACAATAAAGAAAACTGGACTGGTGAGCAGGTTGATAAGCTTGGCAAGGCCGTCGCTATTTGTAAGGATATTCTTGATACTATCTGCCCAATTGCTAAGAAAGTCCCTGATATGATGTTTGTCGATGCCGGCGGTGGTGTTGAGATAGTGGATAGGCTGCATGAACTGGGATATGAAGGGCGGGTTAAGGCTGTGTATTTTGGCTCGACCCCTCTTAACATAAAGAAATACAAGAATAAGCGTGGCGAGATGTGGGGGTTGTGTAATTTGTGGTTAAGAGACGAGAACATGGAGGTGGAGCTACCTGATGATGACGAGTTACAGGCTGATTTATGTGCCTCTCCCTATGAAAGAGACAGTCATGATAGAATAATATTGTGGAAGAAGGACAAGATTAAGAAAGAGTATGGGTTTTCACCTGATGATGGTGACGCCTTGGCTCTTACATTTACTGAGCCAGTAACAACAGCCAAGCAAGAGTCACTGAGGTTTACCGGATGCTAGACGTAAACATATACACTGAAGTGCAGAGCGCCTTAGAGTCTGCCCAGGAGTCAGATCGAGATAACCGGACTCAAGTCAAAGAGACTGAGATATTCCTCAACAAGAAAGATGGCCAATGGGAATCTTCTGTTATTCAGCAGCGTGGTAGTAGTCGCCCCCGGTATACGTTTGATCTATGTAACCCTGTTGTTGCTCAAGTATCCAATCCTATCCAGAAGTCAGAGTTTGCTATTAAGATTATTCCTGCGGCGGGTGATGCGACGAAGAAGATAGCTAATACCTATGCCGGATTAGTACGCAATACAGAAAACCTATCAAAGGCCAAGACCTTAATTTATAACCCTGCGACTAAGAAGCTTGTCGCTGTTGGCCTGGCTGGGTGGGAGATTAAACAGAAGTACGTTGACTCTAAATCATTCGATCAAGACCTAATCATTGAGCCTATCCAGAATATAAGGGAGTCAGTGTGGCTTGATGAGAGCGCGCAGAAACAGGACGGATCAGACGTAAGGCATGGATGGAAGCTAATACCTTTATCCAAAACTGAGTATAAGAAGCTATTCCCTAAAGGATCAGCAAAGTCTATCGGCACCAATAACCAAGCCACTGCTTACACTGACAAGCCCGAGCTAATCATAGTGGCCAAGTTCTATTGGCTTAAGGAGATTCCCACCACACTGGTACAAATGACCAACAGCGCAGTCTATGAGGATAATGAGGACTTTAAGAAGATCAAAGATGATCTTGCAGCCCAAGGGGTTACTGAGGCAGGCCGCAGGGAGACTAAGAAGGATGTCTGTTTTCAGCGTATTTATGATGGCGGCGGCTGGCTGACTGATGAGGAAGAGACAGTATTTGAGCATGTTCCTCTGATATTAGCATATGCCAACTTTGATATTATTGAGAATAAAATCGTTTATCACGGTGAGGTATTACACCTTATCGACTCTCAGCGGGTGCTGAACTATTCAGAGACGAAGAAGGTAGAGGAAACCGCATTAAGTCCCAAGTCTAAGCTATTGGCCAGCCCAAAGCAGTATGCAGCCCATAAGACGAGTTGGGAGACAATGAACACTAACAATGAGCCTGTCTTGCCATGGGATCAACACGCAGACCTGCCCGTCCCTCCGTTTAGATTGGATGGCGGTGTTATCAACCCAGGGCTTGAAAGCGTATCCCAGAACATGAGAACTAACATCCAAGGTTCATCGGGTATGTTCGCTGCTAACATGGGTGAGAACAGGTTTGCCCAGTCAGGTATTGCGCTGGAGAGGCAGATAGATCAAGGCAATGAAGGCAAGTACGAATACTTCAATTCCATGGTTATCGCCCGGGAGCGCACAGCTCAAATATTAGTGGCCGCTTACCCCAAGGTGTACGATACGCCCAGACAGTTGCGGATATTAAACGAAGATGGGACGGTTGATATGATCCCTCTTCAAACCACTATCACTGATGAGGATACAGGGCAGGCCGTCGCTATTCAGGATCTGAACAGTGGAATCTATGATATTACCTATGACGTAGGTCAGGCTTATAAGAATCAGCAACAAGAAACTATCGACGCCTTCTTGCGAATGGGTGAGGTTGATCCATCGTTTATCCAGCGTGGTCAGGACATTATGGTTAGTCAGATGTCAGCCCCTGGAATGTCCCAGATGCACGAACGCATAAGAGAGCAGATGGTAATGACTGGCCAGATACCTATTGAGCAGATGACTGAGGAAGAAAAGGCCAAGGTGCAAGCAGCTCAAGCTAATCAGCAGAATCAGCCACCAGACCCAGGCACTATTTTAGCTATGGCTGAGATGAAGAACGCGGATAATGATGAGGTCAGCAATATAATGGACTTCCAGAAATCACAAGTGGAAGCCCAGCAGAAGCAACAAGACCTTGATCGTAAGGATGCAGAGCTAGCCGTTAAGGTACAGAAGGAGCAGATAGATACGTTAATGAGCGGCCAGAAGCAGCAGATGGATATACTGACCCAAGCGGTTAACCAGATGAAGACGTTAACGGACGCCTTTGGTATTGAAGCAATAGCAGGCGAGAAGCCCGCTAACTTGATTGCCCAACAGGGTGCGCTTATTGACGAGGCTCAGGATAATCTTTAGCGTATGACTGTGGCCGCTTAAAGGTGATTGTATTTGGCAAAGTTAGCCAGCATCTTTTGTTGTAGGGTTTCAGGTATGTCATCCCATTTACTATTGGCCATGATTAAAGTGCTCCTTTCTTCCAAGCATTACCCTTAGATTGTCGTAGTGTGTAACCCACGGCTCTGTATCGTAAAACCCACAGCCATATTCTTCTTGTGCGTCAAACATGGAATTAAGGCTATCCAAAAGACCGCCTGCAAACTGGCCTTCAATATTATTGACCATTTCGATAGCGGGCTGCTTAATTCTTTTCATCAGAATAATATCGTTTTCAGGGTATCTGTCGTGCTTGATATTGGCCCATCCATCCTTATCGATTGCAGCAAAGACCTTCTGAGGTGATTTGTTTAGCTGTGTAGCTGTGAATGTTTTCACCATGTACCTCCAAAAAATGAGTTAACCCCGTCACCTTGACCGTAAAAGCCTTGACGATAAGCGTTAGCCATAGGATTTTTCTGCGCTGCCATACCTGCATGACAGTGATTAGGGTTGCCTTGTAATTGCGCCATTGCCGAATCACGCCACCCATCCCAATCTTGCGCTCTAGCCATTGCCACCATCTCCACCTGTTGTGACAGCCTGAAGTTATGAATTCGCTGAGCCGCCCTATGAGCTTCACTTGATACCCTGCTAAATGGAAATTCATAGCTTGGCTTTTCGGTTGTTACACTGATAGATTCATCAGTAAATTCAAAGTTAAGGCTTGGGTCAATAGTTGTAATTGGGGCATACCTATCAATCACCCCCTCTACAGCATCATCAATACGCTTACACCCATTCTCTATGATGTGGTCTAGCCTGGATTTAGTGCTTCCGAATATCATAATAGAGCCCTATTGGCGTTGCTTATTAGTGTGTAATCAACAATGGGATTGATCAGCCTTGTTGTATATTCTTTGCCCTTAGTGATTAATAGTACGGGGCCGTCAGAAATATACATCCTATCTTTCGTCATATAAGCCGGTGCATCAAAGGGGCTAAAGGGCGTCTTTTGCTCCTGATAATCCAGTGTTGTCTCAATCTCAAATCCTAACGCCTCAGTCAGCGCCATGTTTTCTTGTTGATTGCCTTTTGTGCCGCTTCGCTTAATTGCTCTTTCTCTTGTGCAGGTGCTAAATCTGCCCCCTCTACAGGGGTTATCGGTTGCGAGGATTCACTGTTTTCTACTGGAGTAGCTGACTCCGGTGTACTTACTGTAACTCCATCACTACCTTGGGGTAGCGTGCTGTCTTCAGTCATTGTTCAACCTTATAGGTTTATAGCCTGGATACCGTCCAGTACGGAGACCTTATTATAAGCTGTGTGAATGTTAATGCAAATAGGCATTTCTACGCTGAATAATAAGTCTTATGAATGGGTGGTAATAATATTATTCATTAAATAAATTATACCTATCGAGTGGCAGGGGCTATTATTTAATCTGACTGATAGGAGAGATAGGAATGATTAAAAGGATTATTGCGGCAATTAAGGCTCTTAAAGACCCCAGCATAATAAGCCGCCGAGTAAATATTGATTGCGGCCAACTTAAAATGACTGACGGCATGGCGCTTATAAATATTGGTGGCTGCGGCCCATTTAGTGAGGGCGATGAAATAAGCAT